GCGTTTGCTACTGTAGCTGCGTATGTCGTTAAACTTGGCCCTGATGCGTACAATGACTCCCAAAAGTTCCCAAATGGTCCTTGGTGTAATGAAAAAGATTGGGTTCTTATAGGAAGATATGCTGGAAATAGGTTCAAAGTGGAAAGTCTTGAGGTTCGTATTATAAATGACGATAATATTATCGCTACAATCCTTGACCCCAAAGATATTTCATATGTATAAGTCAATTAAGAGCAGGAATTAAATATGGCTGAAGCAGAACGCGAAGAAGACATCGAAAACGGTGCTTCTGTAGAAATTGAAGAAGATCAGTATGAAGCTGCTACTGTTGAGGTCAGCGCGGACGATACTTCTGAGCCTGAGAGAGAAGTAAAATCTACTAATGATGATGAACTTGGTGATTATAGTGAGCAAGTTCAACGTAGAATTAATCAATTAACTGCTAAACGCAAACAAGCTGCTGAAGAAGCTGCTGCTGCTGTGCAATACGCACAACAAATGCAGTATGAAAATGAGCAAATGAAGCGTAGTTTGCAGCAAATGAGTGTTGGCTATAATACTGAAGCTGAAACAAGGTTAAAATCACAAGAAGATCAAGCTACAAAAGCTTATGCTGAAGCATCTGAGGCTGGAGATTACGAAAAAGCTGCAAAAGCGCAGCAAGCAATGGCTCAAATAGCGGTTGCTAAGGAAAAAATTCGTGTTCAAAAGGCAAAAATTGAAAGACAGCAAGCTCAACAAGAGGTTCAAGGACAGGTTCAGCAAGCCCCGCCACAGCAAGCGCAGCCTCAAGCACAACCTCGTGATCCTAAATTAGAAAAGTGGCTAGAAAAAAATTCTTGGTTTGGTCAAGATCGCATAATGACACGCGCAGCCCAAGCCATTCATGAGCAATTAGTGTTAGAAGAGGACTTTGATCCTACGGGTGACGATTATTACAAAGAAATCGACACTCGTATGAGAACTGAGATGCCTCACAAGTTTAAGGAGAAGCGGTCCAACGCCCAGACTGTTGCTCCTGCGTCCTCAAATGGACGGTCAGTAAAATCAGGGCGGAAAAAATCGGTGGATTTAAGCCCCGGACAGGTTGCTTTTGCAAAGAAGATGAAGATTCCTTTAGAACGCTATGCAAAAGAAATCGCTAAAATAGAAAGTCGGAGTAGTTAATATGGCAGACAGGACTTCACGCGAGTTAAACACGCGGGACAGCCAAGAAAGGCGAATGGATTGGAGGCCCGGTTCTGCTTTAGAAGCCCCGGAACCCCCTTTGGGGTACAGACATCGCTGGATTCGTGAATCAGTGATGGATTTTGATGATAAGACTAACGTTCATAAGAAACGGCAAGAAGGCTGGGACCTCGTTCGCGCCGAGGAACACCCAGAATGGACAGGACCAGTTGTAGATGAGGGGCGGAACGCAGGCACAATAGGTGTCGGTGGTTTAGTTCTTGCTCGTATCCCCATTGAGATAGCTGATCAGCGGAAGAGACATTATGAAGATGTCACGCAAACCCAAATGGATGCAGTTGACCGTGATTGGATGAGAGAAAATAATCCAGCCATGCCTAAACTTGCTCCGCAACGTAAATCTTCCGTTTCCTTCGGTAAGCGAAGGTCGGATTCTTCTAATGGAGAGTAAAAATGGCGAATCAAGACGCTGCTTTCGGTATGCGTCCCATTGGCAGGATAGGGGGAACTCCCTATACTGGTGGGCAAAGCCGTTATCGTATCGCTGCTAACTACGGTACAGCTATATTCCAAGGTGACATGGTTGCTCAAGTTACTGGAGGAACTGTAGAAGTTCATGCTGATGGCGGAACTGTACCAATTGTTGGCGTATTTAACGGATGTCAATATACTGACCCCACAACTGGTGAACAGAAGTTTTCAAACTTCTATCCTGCAAGCACAAATGCTTCTGATATAATTGCTTTTATCATTGATGACCCTATGGTTATTTTTGAAATTCAAGCAGACGCTGCATTTCCAATTGCTGACTTGTTCGGCAATTTTGATATTGTGTACACAAGCGCAGGTAGCACAACCACTGGTATTTCTGGTGCAGAATTAAAAGTAGCAGATGGCGCAACGGGTACAACCCTTTCCATCAAAGCTATTGATATTTCTGAAGATCCTGAAAACAGTGATGTGGGATCTGCAAATACGAATGTGAAAGTTGTCATTCAAAACCATATATTCGGCGTTAAAGGCGCTGGGTTAGCATAAGGAGATTGAATTATGGCTATTTCACGTTCACAACTTCAAAAAGAGCTTGAACCGGGCCTTAACGCCTTGTTTGGCATGGAGTATGATCGGTATGAAAATCAACATGCCGAAATATATGAAACTGAAACCTCAGATCGTGCATTTGAGGAGGAGGTGATGCTGGTCGGATTTGGGAATGCTCCCACGAAGGCCGAAGGCTCTGGAGTTGGTTTTGACATCGCAAACGAAGCTTTTACAGCGCGTTATACACATGAAACAGTAGCACTTGCTTTTGCTCTGACAGAAGAAGCTATTGAAGATAATTTGTATGACCGCCTTGGTGCTCGTTATACGAAGGCGCTTGCGCGTTCTATGGCTCACACCAAGCAAGTTAAAGCTGCTGCAACGCTAAATAATGCGTTTGATAGCAGTTTTACAGGTGGTGATGGTAAGGAACTTTGTGCAACTGATCACCCCTTAGCTGGTGGTGGTACGTTCCGCAACGAACCTTCAACTGCGGCGGACCTCAACGAAACTTCACTTGAGAATGCTCTTATTGACATCTCAACATTCGTTGATGAACGCAACATGATTATTGCTTTACGTGGTATGAAGTTAATTATTCCACCACAACTGCAATTTATCGCAGATCGTTTGCTTGAATCAACTTTGCGTCCGGGTACTGCGGACAATGATGTAAACGCAATTCGCAATATGGGTATGGTGCCAGAGGGTTATACTATTAACCACTTCCTAACAGACCCAGATGCGTTTTTTATCAAAACAGACGCTCCAAATGGCTTCAAGCACTTTGAGCGTAGCCCCATGTCTACAAACATGGAAGCTGATTTTGATACAGGAAACATGCGTTTTAAAGCCCGTGAGCGTTACAGCTT